ACATGCTGCACATTGTTGTCGATGAAGGTTTCCTTCACGCTCCACATCCCAAGACTCGAACGGATTCGTTCGTTGACAGTTTCCTTTGTCAGTTTGGTTTGGAACACATACTTGAAACCTAGAGCAAGCTCTTCGTCGGTGATCGTAAGCAGGTCGTTTTCGTAACCAACCAGCTTAGAAAGTGTTACCTTTTTGGAGCTAATCACTGTGGAAAAGAAACTTTCGATTCCCTGGTTCATGAGTGATCCTTTCACTTTCACCAGCGTTTCCATAGCCATTTCCTTCTCGTTGAGAAGATCCATGGTATGCGCCAAGAAGATGGCGTTCTTTGTCGACTTCGCAACGTATTGCGACATCAACTTCTTCATAAACTGGGCGTAATCGCCCCACGCCTTCATCGTATTAGATGACGACAAGACATGTACTGTCTCGAACATATCCATGAGATATGTGAGAGTGTCGATAATAATCGTGTGATTATCGGCCTGGCTTTCCGCGGCGGTGAACGCCTCGAATACCTGATATGGATCGGTGATGGTGTACTGCTTGAAGTCAGCCTTGAACGGTAGCTTCTTGTTGTTCTCACAATTGAGATACATGACACCATCTGGATTGGTCATGGGCATCAGACTAGCTGATTTCCCTGTAGCAGATTTGCCAGATATTAGTACTAGATGATCATTGCTCATTTATAGGTCTTTCTCCGCGAATTTCTTCGTCAACGTGACCATGATGGTCATAAGGATTTCATCCTCAGGCAAGGGGTTCTCTGTCTTACCATTGAATGACAGGATAGCATCACGCGCTGCGTTCAACGTATAGCCGTTATCGAGCAAGGCGAAGCCGTACTTGATGAGCATATTAGAACGATTGCCTTCAGCTGTGTTCAATACAAACCAGCGTTCCAGATTTGTCAGAGAACTGGACTCGTTGATCCAGTCACGTTGATTGGACGCTTTCTTGGTCTGTGGGATGAATAGGGTTGCATCGATCAGATCCGCTTTCATGTTATACACGTATTCGGCGCCTTGATTGGTTTCCCACTTTCGTGCGATATCCGTTGTTGCTGGATCGACTTCGAATGGGAGCCACTGCATCACGTTCTTCATGAATAATGTGTATGTACGTGGATCCATGTGTAACACATGACTCATTGGCAGAATGATCCGGAAACGGTTCTTCTGAGCGGTGTGACGTTTGGTGGTCGAGATCAGATGCACGTAGTCTTTCAACAACAGGTGAGCCGTATCGATATTGGTTCCACCATCAACATCCAGGATGATCATGTTGAACCCAGGGATTGCGTTATCGCTACTCCTGTAGCCATTCTTGAACCGATGGGCAGCGTAGTGCATTCCATTAGCCGTCGTAAGTTTATACAGCTGGTCAAACGGTGCTGTCTCTTCCACGAAGCCTTCAGTGATCTGTTGGCTGTACGAAAGTACCATCTCATCCAGGTTAGTCTCGGACAACGACTCACCAATGAAGAACTCAATGTTGTCCACATAGTTCCGCTTGATAATGATGTTGTTCTTGTACCCCCATGCAACAGCTAGCTGCATCAGTTCAGTCTTTTGTGCTGCTGAACCTTTATAGGCAGGTACGTCTTCCATCAGATCCACTTGAGTTACCTCAGTGTCGATATCTGACAGATACTTGGCGATACGGACGTAGTTACGATCCCGCTTCATGATAGCCTTGAACGCATCACCCGAATCTTCGACCAACTGAATAGCATAATCCAGGTGCTTGGTGTCGAGGGTTGGGCTGCCTTCGCAGAACGCGTAAGCGCCGGCTAGTTTCATGGCCTTGTAATAGCGATGATTCTTTTCAGCCTTCTGGATCTCTTCGTGATCCTTGAAGTTGTGATTGGAATAGTGCTCACAGTCCAGGCGGTAGTCTATCAGCTTGATGCTGGTCTCCTTGCTCATGGTGAGAGTCTTGTTGAAATGGGCCAGGCTTGCCAGGTTCTTGAACATGTCCTGCAGTTTGGTCATCCGCGCGTCGATATTGCTGTTAACCAATTTGTTATACAGTTCCGTCGCATCCCCTCTCTCCCGTGAGGCGTTAAGTTGGCTATACCCGAATAATAGGCGGCGAGCATATCCCGTTTCCAGCATGGCATAGAAGTCATCTTCGATCCGGCTGGTGAGAAGTTTGCTAGGTGTTCCAAATAGGAGAAGATTGGTAGGAGTTCGTCCATCAATTTCTTCTGCTCGAGTGTTCTCAGCAGTGTTCTTGGTGAGTTTGACTTTAGTTTTGCCAATGTCGTACAGCTCCAGGAATGCGTTCAGCACATCCGTGTTATTGGTGAAATTGGATCCAACCTCATCGCCTTCGAAGCACATTGAACCGGCGTTGGCCATAAGAAGCTTGTGGCGCATCTGCTTGATTGCAGGGACTGTGCCTGAATCAAAGCTGAATGCCAGGGAACCAGCCAGTTCGAACTCACGCTCGATCAATGGCAGTACTTCATCCGGCTGCATGCCTCCGGCCTTTGCACGATCAACAGCCATTTTATGCATGTTCTTGATGGCTACCTCAGGAAACAGCGAATCCATGAAACGCTCTTTGAATCCTGAGATGATGTGCTCCTCGATGATATTGGTTGAGAAGTTCTTGCCGAAGCCTGAGCTAGCCAGGTTCAACACATACATGCTGACGGGCACAATGCCACGCTCATGCGTCTTGATATTACAGCGCATCATTGATGCAACCTTCGCCATATAATAGGCAACGAGTACTCTGAAGAAATGCTTGTCGTCAGACTGGGTTTTCTTTACCAGGATATCGACGATATCTTCAGATGTTGGGAAATATGACATGTTAGTCCTCTAACTGTAGTAAACCGGATTGAACGTACCCTGCTGCTTGATTGCATATAGGGGACATGTTGCAGTATCTGCACCTGACCACTTCGCCAGGATGATGAACGACTTCACCTTGTTCACCGTCGTCCTGCCAGCGAGTATAAGCTGGGCCTTCTTCATCGAAGTTTGCTGTAGACCGTGCCTTCTTCAGCGGGTTCTTGTAATACTTCCATACTGAATCTTTCTGCCACAGGTCTTCAGGTGTACAGGAAGGGAGTGCATCCTGATCCACTGCTATCAGCCGCTCGATATCAGCCAGCTTCTCTCGGACGAATCGTTCTGTGTCATCCAATGAGAGCAGTACGTATTCTTTGGTAATAATACGTGTCTGCGGGTAGCCCTTATCCTGCTTTGCCTTGGTCTTCGACCAGTCGGTAAACATGTAATGGATCTTACCCTTGTCGTCCGTGATGATGCTAGGGTTCAGCCATTTGTAAATCGACAGCTGGAGAATATAGTTCTTCCGATTGGAGTCAAAGATATAACCCCAGACAGAGCCACTCTTGTAATCTTCCACCTGGCCATTGATGACCAAATCGTACTTTCCCGATATAGTCCATATGTTATGTCGGCGAGATGAACGGTTTTCGATATACACCGGGATAATGTTAGGGTTTACGAGCTCATCACCCTTTTTAGGATTGATTCGGATGTTACTGATGACATGATCAGGGTAGCCCAGGAGTCTCATTGCTGCCTGGACTTTATCTATCTTTCGCCATACCTGCTCCAGGGAATCATGGAGTGCTGAACCCATGCGAGATCCAATCATATCGATGACATCTACACTCTTCTGGAGTACTTCACCATCAGTAGGCGCCAATGTGTTCTGGGCAGCCATCACAAGCGGCTTGAGAGGCTGTATAAGCGTCGTAGCACTTATTGTGTATGGATCATCGTTGTAATCGTAATCGTCCTCCAGCAGCCACACAGCGGGTGCTAGGTCTATCTTTTCTTTGTTTGTTACTATCATGATTATCCTGCAGTTAATGTTCGATTTACATCAAGCATCGCACTAAAGCGATTGAAAGCTTTCCAGTCCGATACGTGTTCAAAGAATTCCCGGGGGAATTGGCGAGCTGCGATGAATTCATCGATACTATCGTCAGTTGCAGCCAGAGAACGCATCACCCCTGGGGTGTCGTTTAACATCACGATATAACCACTATCGTAACGATCACCGGCTTTTTCTATCTCGATATCCCAACGCTTGAAATTAGTGGACACTTTGTCCTTTTGCATACTGCCTATGAACAGCATGTACTTGTCCCGTTGCTCCATCGGATCCCAGCAACGCGTATGCGTCTGTGACCAGAGAGTTCGGGCACCCATGTGAAGTTTATTTGAGAACAATTCGTGATTCCACATCATCCAGATAATTTCGAAGATGTGTGGTAGAACTGTAGGGTTTGAATCGTATTTGTTTTTTTCAGTGATGTAATCGAGATCGTTGCCGTTGACTCGTCGCATGCTGAAACTGCGGTCTTTGATAATTCTTTCGTATTCGTCAATTAATGTGCCCGGGTATCCAAGTGTAAACTGCCTTTCCTCATGT